AACACCGGATGCGGGTTGTGGACGTTGAGTCGCAGCCACGCCGCCCAGGGCCTGTCGCCGAGGGCTGCGAGCATGCCGGCGCCGGTGTCGGTGCGTGGCCGGCCGAGGCTGTCTGTCCACTCGTGGCCCTTGCGCCAGGAGCCGCCCAGTTCCCGCCACATGCCCGCGGTCAGCGCGGCGAACAGCGGATGCGGCTGCCGTTCGCCCAGGTTCTCGTCCCGGCGTACCGCGACCAGGGCGTTGCCGGCGGCGAGGGCGGCGCGGACGTGCGGGATTGGGTCGGCGACCGGCCACGCATCCGAGTCCAACGCGATCAGCAGATCATCGTCGGCGGCCCCCGCAGCGGCGTCGGCGAATAGGGCGTCGAGGTTGGCCCCATGTCCACCGGCGCGGGGCAGTACTCGGTGGAAGCGGCGCCAACACTCGCCATGTGACGGCACCCGGTCCAGGACGGCATGCACCCGGTACGGCTCGACCACATGCCGGGCCAGGGCAGCCAACTGCAGGTCCACCCACCGGTCGGTGGCGAAGTGACACGTCAGGATGTAGATCATCGGCCGATCTGGTTGAGGATCTCTGTGATGCGGACGTCGAACGTGTGCCGCTCGCTCACCATCGCGATCGCCCGGTCTGTGACCTTCCGCCGACCGGCCGGGTCGTCCAACCAGCGGCCGATGGCGGCGCGCAGGCCGCGGAAGTCACCGTACCGGTACGTGGCCACGGTGTCCCCGTCGACAAAGCCCTGCTCGGCCATGCCCTTGATCTCGGGGTGGATGAGGAGACCGCCCAGGCCCGTCACCACGGGCAGCCGATCCGACCAGTACCGGGTGATGTTGAAGACGGGGTTGCAGGAGTCACCGACGACCACCTTCGCCGAGGCGACCGCGTCCCGCAGCCGGTTGCCCCGCACGTCCCCGTTCGGCGACTGGGCCGCGTACCAGCGGAACCGGGGCCCATAGGTGCGGGCCAGCCAGTCCACCAGCTGTCGGCGGTACGACCACTCGGGATGATGCTTGCGGACGCCGAAGAACGCCACATCGCAGGCCAGTTCTGGCCGGGGTGTGCCGTAGCCCAGCCAGCGGGACCCGACGCAGGCCGGTGCCCACCGATGGTTGACGCCCCGCTGCTGCCAGGGGCGGGGATGCCCGTCTGCGGTGAACACGTACTGGGTCAGCCAGAACGGATGCTGGCCGATGGTGCGTTCCCGCCTGGCGAGCCCCCAGTACAGGTCCATATGCCACGACACCGTGACCACGCCCCGCCCGTGGAGCCGGCCCAGCAGGGCGGCCATGTCCCCTTCGGGGTCGCGGCGATGGGTGCGCACCCACAACAGCAGATCCGCGCCCCGGGCGGCCTCCCACACCTGGCCGACCGGGGACCGGTCGTCCACGTGGTGGACAATGTGGCCCAACCGCAACAGCGCATCCCGCACGTCGATCTTCCACGACAAGGTGGGCCGGTCGGCGCGGGCCAGCAGCACAATGTCCACTACGGCCGGTCCTGCGGGACGAAGGCGTAGTCGCGGTTCTTGCCCTTGGGGTCGTGCCAGTACTCGGCCACCTGACGCCAGCCCCGACCACGCATGGCGTCCACCACCTCCTGTGCCGTGGGCTGCCCCTCGTACCTCAGCCTGGTGTGGGCCTCGAGGATGACCAAGTCGAGCCGGCCCAGGTCCGCGCCAGCCACCACATCCAACTCCGCACCTTGCACATCCACCACGGCCACGTTGACCTTGTGGTCGGTGATGTCGGCCAGCCGCCGCACCGGCACCGTCACCCGGTCCTGCACGGTCTTACGCACCGGCGGGAGCAGCGACGACTGCATCGTCTTCTCGGTGACATACAGCGTGGCCGTGCCCGTCTGTGCGCCGCAGGCGGCCTGCACCACCTCCACACCGGCTAGTTGGCGCAGCTCGTCGGCCAGCGTCGGATGGGGTTCGACCAGCACGATCCGGGCGAAGCCGAGCCGCCGGTACAGGCTAACCTCCTCACCCTTGTGGGCACCGACGTGCACCACACCGCGGGGCTGCACACCGTGTTGGGCCATCAGCCCGGGCAGGGCATCCATCCACGACCGTGCCTGGGGCTGCGGTTCGGCGCTGGCCAGCAGGGCCCGCAGCAGATGCACGTCGCGGCGCATGCGGCCGGAGTTGATGTGCGCCCGCCACGCGGCACCGTCGGCGGCGTACTGGGCCTTCGCGTTGACACGCTTATACCCTGCGTCCTTGGGTGCCTTGCCCCCGGAGGGGCCACCGTTCCAGCCGGGCGGCCGTGCCCGGTAGTGCATGTGCTCGATGACCACGTCGTCGAGCCGCCGCAGCCGGCCCAACCTGTTGCCCAACTTGCGCCAGTACGAGTCGCAGTACAGGTGCCACAGGGCCGGCGGGGCCATGTAGCCCAACGTGCGGACGATCGCCGAGGACATGAACACGGCGGTCGGCAGGTCCCGCCTGCGGTCGAGGTCATCGCCGTAGGCGAGGCCGACCGGGGCGAGGTCGGCGAGCACCGAGCAGATTCGCCAATCCCAACCCACGGTTCTGGGGACATGATCATCACCCATGAAGCCGATGGCCTCGTACCGGTCGGCGTTCGCGACGGCGTGGCGGTTCAGCGTGCCGACAAGCCCCAGGTTGGTGTCCTGCACGTAGATGGGGGCACCCGTGGCCCGGTAAGCATCGACGTTGTCCGGGTCGCCGTCGACCACCACCAGCAGGTCGGCGGCGGCGCCCGTGTCCTGCCACGCCTTCCACAACCGCACGATGTTGTGCGGCCGCCCCCGGCTGGGGACGATCACCAGCATCCGGAACGTCATGACCCCTCGTCCGCAATTGCCGGGGCGGAGAACAAGCTGAACTGCAAGAAGGAGATGAACACCGGCCGCCCATCGGGCAGAGTACGGGCGGTCTCATCGCGGTCCGGCTGCGGCGGGTCGGGAATCTCCGGAGTCTGGGTGATCAGCCCGCAGCGGCGGCCGGGAATGGTGGGCCGCCTGCGGTGCAGGGCCGCACCAACCCGGTCCAGCGCGGCGAGCACCTCGCGTACGTCCCGGCCGGCGGCGGTGATTTGGGTGCGGGTGGTGGCCTCGCCGCCGTAGCCGGCCAGCGTCGTCGTCGGCCGGGAGGCGGGCGGCGGCCACAGGATCAGGTACGGGTACTCCAACTGGTCATCGGGTGCCGTGACCTCACCCATGAAGATGGGGTAGTCCGTGGCGGCCTCAACCATGGCCTTGATGGCGTCGGCGTGCGCCCAGGCGATGTCGGTGTCAGCCACGGCCGAACTCTGCTGCGATCGCCTCAGCGGCGGCGAAGAACTCGGGTTCGACCACGTCCGCTGCCGGGTAAAGGTAGGGGCGCGGAGCCATCCGCCTCGTCCCGAACTCCACGTAGGCGCTGTACGACGCTTCTGGCCCGACAATGCCCTGCTTCACCTTGCCGGTCATGTCGAACTCGGAGGTGATCGACGACTTCAGGAACCCGGTACGCACCGGCGCCCGGGCTTTGGCCAGGGCCTCGGTCCGTAGCGTCGTCGCCCGCACCAGCCGCTCCGCCCGCTCGCCGAGCCGTTCCGTCTCCCGGTCGAAGTCGCGCTCCAACGCGTCAAGGTCGTCCACCACGCACCTCCGACTCGGGGACGCTCATCGCGCCGTGTCCTGCTGCATCTGCACGGTGAGGACCCGCTCCCACGTGAGCGCGGACCGCCGCGCCCCCTGCACCTGCAGCACGGCGCCCACAAGGTCGGGGTCGCCGTCGCACCGGGTAATGGTCACCAGGGCGTTCACCGACACCAGTTGCGAGCCCGGCGGGATGGTGACGATGTACGCCGCCAAGGCCAGGGTGCGGTCGCCGATGGTGGCCGCAGTCGCGTCCGACACCCGGTGGACCCGGCAGCGGCCGTCCACGTCGCCGGGGCCCGGGTAGATCTGCGTCGGCTCCGGGTACACCGACTTGCCGGCCGCGTCGTCCCACACCGGTGTGGAGGAGGGGACGGTGATGATGCATTCGGCGGGCATGGCGTCTGCGGACACCGGCCGATGGTGCTGTTCGAACAGCGGGGACACGACGTGGGTGGCGGGCAGGCCGGGACGTCCAGTCAGCGGCACCGCAGCCTCACCCCCGGATTGGCGTGTTCACGCCGTCAGAGCCCCGTCCGGTATGCGGCCAGTGGGTCGAAGTCCACGATGTCGATGCCGTAGTCGTCCGGGTCCCCGGCCTCCTCATCGGCCTGGTCCCGCAGCGCCTTCGCCCGCTTCAACAACGAGTCGTGCAGCTTCGCCCCGTCCGTGGTCAGCCCATCCGAGGTGGTCAACACCTTCGAGATCAGGGCTTCGCTGGTGGCGATCGTCTCGATCGCCAACGCGGCGGCACGCTTGACGTTGCCGGACTCCAGATCGAGGAACGCTTCGATCTGCGCGTCCTCCAACAGGGGGTCCGCCTCGTTGATGTCCGTCGCCAGCAGCCGTACCCGACCAATGTCGGTGGTCGGGTCTACGGTGATCGGCGGCAACCCGACCAGGGACCGCTGGGCGATGAAGGTGCCCTCGACCGCGCCCTCGCCACCTGCGGTGGCTTCCAGCCGCCACGCGTGCCGCCCCGCCGCGGCCACCGTGTACCGGCCGGTGTAGACGTTCGAGACGGCCGTCACCGTCATGGCGACGTCGGCCTGGTCCGGGGTGTTGACCCTACCTGTGACGGTGGCACCGGTCACCGGATCGCCGTTGACGTCGACCAGGGTCCACTCGGCGACGAACACCGAGCCTTCCCAGTACTGCCTGACCGTCACAGCACCCTCACCCTTTCGGTGGTAGAGCCGGTGGTCAGCCGGGCAGTGGTGGAGCCGATGACAACCTGACCGCGGGCAACTGCGGGAGTTGGTGGAGTCTCGCCGAACAGGCCAACCAGTTGGGGCAGAGTGCCGGCCAGGGTCGCGGCCGTTGATGCGGTGCCCGCCACCGCACCGGTCAGGGCGGGCAAGCTGGTCGACAGGACCGCCGACGCAGATGCCGTAGCCGTGGCTTCGCCGATCAGAGCGGGCAGAGTGGCGGCCAGCGTGGTGTCTTCGGGCGAAGCCGCCGCCAAAGAGCCGGCAAGCACCGGCAGGGCACCGGCGAGTTCAGCCGCAGCGGACGCAGCGCCCGCAAGCTCACCAGCCAGTCGGGGAAGAGTGCCGGCGAGCCCAGCAGCAGCAGATGCCGCTCCGACGAGGCCGCCAGCCGCCTGCGGCAGGGTGCCGGCCAGAGTGGTCGCCGCAGACCCCGCCCCGATGGCCTGCCCGGCCAGGGTAGGGAGCGTGCCCGCAAGGGCAACAGTGGCCGATGCGGTGGCGGCAACATCACCCTGCGGCGCGGGCAAAGACCCCGCGACAGCGGCCGCCGACGACACGGCGCCGCCAAGCGTCCCCTGCAGTGTGGGCAGGGACCCGGCCACGGTTACAGCTGCGGACGCGGCCGCGGCGGCCGAGCCCTCCAGCGCGGGCAATGTGCCGTCGAGCGCGGCCGCGACGGTTGCGTCGGCAGCGGCGCGGATCGCGACCGCGACCGCGGCGAAGTTGACGGACGAGGCGGGGGTGAAGGTGCGGGTGCCGGTGTCTCCAGCTGCGCCGAGTTGCTCGGTCGCGCCGACGTAGTTCATAAAGGCGGTCTTGGCGTTGTACGCCTCGACCATCGACTCGGGGACGGTGTAGCTCGCCGTGGACGCACCCGCACCCGTGCAGAGGTGAATGATGAGCAGCGAACCGTCGCTGCTCGTGGTGACCCCGGTGACGACGTGGGAGTCCTGGCTGTTGGTGGACCCGGAGCCGGCCGCAGCGTCGACCGGATCGTCCAGGTCAACACCGGACAGGACGTAGACGGCCAGGCCCTTGTCTTCGTCCGCAGAGCCGGTCTCGGAGACCGCGACGGTCAGGTTCCCGGCGGACTCAACCTTGTAGGTGTAGGTCTTGACGTGAGCCTGGCCGGATCCGTTGTCTTGTGACCCACCATCGACCGCCGCCACCCCGTCGGTGGACCCACCCACCGTCGGGGTGGGCATGTTGGCGAACGCGTAGAAGTTGTTGAAGTGGACAATCCACAGCAGGTCGCCAGCCTGCGGCTGCCGATCCCCGCTCAGGGTGACAGAGATCGGGTTCGTGGTGTCGGCGGTGACCGCAGGCGTATCGCCGCGGATCGTCACCGCCATGGGCTAGTCCGCAGTACCGGCCGGCATCGTGATGCTGCCGGACGTGATGGACAAGTTCAGCCCCTCGGAGATGGTGGTCGTGTTCAGCTTGATGTCGCCGTCCCCGTCGGAGTCGGTGACCTTGCCGTCAATGACCGCAGTACCGTCCGAGTCGACAAACCGTGCCCAGGTGGCCTCGCCGTCGGCGAGGCCGGTCGTGGTGAGCGCCGGATCAACGTCCAGGGTCTTCACCCCGTTGCTCGGGTCACCGAACGCCGGATCATTCAGGGTGAACTCGGCCAACTTCGTCTGCGTCGACACGGCGGTGTCCGGCCCGGCGGGGCGCGTACCGTCGTAGATCTGCAGCTTCCCGGCCCCATCACCACCGTCGATCAGGTCGACGATCGCGTCAACGCCGGCGGACCGGGCAGCGTTGGACAGGGACAGGCTCACGGTCGGTCTCCGTTCAAAACTCCAGCGGACTGGCAGGCGGCGACGATGGCATCCCTGCCAGTGATGTCGCCCAGTTCAACACCGGCCGCCTCGGCGAAGGCCCGCCACGCCGCCTCGGATGAGCCGCGGCCAAACCGTGGCGGCGGCGTCGGCCGGGCGGGCTCGGCCAGCCGTACCGGCCGGGCCGGCGGGGACGGCTGGGCTGGTTCGGTGAGCAGCACGGCAACCTCCCCCTCTGGCGGGGCGGCCGGCTCCGCGACCGGCTCCACCAGCGGGGACCTGGGGAGCCGGTCGCGGATGTCGAGCAGCGCGGCCCGAATGTCGGACAGCAACTCGTAGGTGGCCGCCGCGTACATGTCCGCCGTCGTGGTCGGACGCGGCAGCGGGCGAGACATCAGGATCCGTCGCCCAGACCGGTGCTGGCCACGGCCATGCGGTGGTCGATCGTCGACCCGCCCAGCACGTGGCGGATGCGCCACTGGATGGTGTCCGAGTCGAAGTCACCCATCTCCGGGGCGACCGCGCCGCCGCCGACACGGACCGCGTTGGCCGACTTCATCCAGATTTCCGGCGCCTCGTGGCCGATCAAGAACCCAATCTCCAGCGCCGGCCGGCCGCTGTTGGGGCTGGCGAATACGTACCAGGCGTCGTTGCCGGAGGTGGTGTCCACGATCGGCAGCCACGGGTTGACCAACAGCGTGACCTGGTCCCGCATCCAGTTGTTGATACGCAGCTGGTTGTTGGCCACGCCGTCGCCACCGCCGGTGGCCGCCCACACGTCAATGCTGTTGAGGATGTTGCGGCCGGTCACCTCCAGCGAGCGGGGAACGACCAGGGTGATGCCCTCGACGTAGATCGGCTCCCCCTCCTCGTCAACCTGCTCACCCATCACGGTCAGCGCGTCCTGCAGGGCCGTGACGGACAGGGGCGGGTTGCCGGGCACCACGTTGTTGTTGCCGGCGTTGAAGTACGCCGGGTTCGGCCCAGTCGAGGTCGCATACAACTGGGTGACGAACTTCTCCTCCGTCTTCCTCGCCGCGTTGGCGAGCCGCTGCGGCAGGTCCCGGAACTGGCCGAGGTCGCCGTTGAGCCACGTCTCCCACGACATCGGGACACGGCGGCCGCGCTTGGTGACCGCGTAGGTGTACGGCGTCTCAGACAGGGCGGCGGCCGGGTACTCGGACTCCTCCGCCACCTCCGGCAGCACCGCCTCGGCGCCGTCAACCGCGAACCGCTTCACCGGCCGGAAGTCCCGGACGGTGCCGCGGCGAGCGATGAGGTCCCAGCGGACCGGGGCCTGCTGGTAGGCGCCGTAGAGCATGCGGTCCAGGGCGTCACCGAACAGGTGCGGGAAGTCCGATGTGGTCATCGCCTCGCGCAGCTTCAGCGCGGCGTACGGGTTGCCGGACTGCACTGCCTCGATCAGATCGAAGGTGCGCATCAGGGCTTCCCGGTAGCGG